GTAATAGATGGATTTCCGACTAAAAAAATGTCTTGTGCTCCTTGGCTGGTTAATTGCATAATACCTCCAGGCATCTCTAAAGTATAAGAGTAAAATAATTTTAAATAAGAAATAATTTGATTATTATTTTTATCTTATTCTATTTTATATAAAGTATGCTTCAATCTCCACAAATACCTAATAGTAGAAATAATACAATTTCTTTAAATACATTATTTGGAAATAAAACAAGAAAAAATAATCAAAGAAATGTAATAGCAGGTTTTCAGTTATTTCAAGACAAATATAAATCTAAATTAGATAAATTATTTGAAGAAACATATACAATAAATAATAGTGAATTTATTTATACTATTGAAAATTTTTCATCTAATATCCCTAAAAATAATTTAAAACTAACAAAAATGAGTAGGACCATAAAAAATTTAGAAAAATATAAAAGTTTATTAGAAAATTTATTAAGTGCAAAGAATAAAATACCTATTATTTATAAAAATATTCAAGAGAATAATAATATTAAAAAAAGTAATGCTAAATCTCTTGCAAATAGAATTTCTACATATACTGCCCAAATAAATATAATTTTACAAAACATAAATACTAACATAAAAAATATAGATAATATACAAACTGATTTTATAGAAAAATATAATTCAGGTCTTGATAATTTTGTAATATTCGATGATAGTTTCAGTTTCAATAAGCTTAATTCAAATACAACTGATGTAAAATATTTAGATAGATGTAAAGAATATTTAGATAATTTAAAATCAAAAAAAGATTTACTTGATACTCAAAAAGAGAATTTATTGAAATACTATACACTTATTGATGTTGCTAATAATCAAAAACAAGGAAAATTTAATAATCTTGTTTTACAAATAATGAATAATATAACACTTATAACTACTAATGTACCAATAAAATTATTAGAATCTTCTATAGGTAGTTATAAAGTTTTTTTAGATGAAAAAATACAAACATTAGATAAAATTAAAATAAATTTAAATACTGAAAAAACAAATATTATAAGATTAATTAATCAAAAAAATTTAAATGCTTCTGAACAAACTTTAAATAACCTTAACATTAATGCTATAAAAATATCATTTGATAAAATAAAAAAACATATACAAAATGGTATTTTATTAAATAATGAATTAAATAATGAACAAACAAAAATTATAGAAAATTTAAGAACCCTAAAAGATTCTTATTCAGAATTATTAAGGAACTTAAATTTAAATAATATTAATTCTAAACTTACCAATTTAAATGTATCTAATCTAAAAAATAATAATATAAGTGGTACAATCAAAACAAAAATTAGTACAATTATTAGTCAACAATTACAGCCTAAAATTCAGAAATATAATACACTTAAAGTATCTTTAAAAAAAAGCTTACAAGATATACTAACATTAATTGCATCAATTAAAAGAAATACCAATAAAACACAAGAATTATCTAAACTTGTAGGTAATAATAGTTTAAAGACTTTAAAAAATAAAATAAAAGAAATAAAAACTTCTTTTAATGAAAATATAAAACCACAAAATGAAATTATTAGATCTTTACAAGAATTACAACAATTAATTGGTAATGGTACTCGTGCTACTGGTACTACTGGTTCTACTGGTAATACTGGTACTGGTACTGGTACTGGTCCTGCATTTGTTGCTCCTCCTGAAACAGGTCCTCAACGTAGTAATGGTTCTCAAACTAACAAATTATTAGAAGTATCAAAAGGATTCATGCAGGGAACAGAAACAATAAAAAAATCTAAATTACTTCAACTTCTTAATGAAAAAAAAAAAAGACTTCAACGTAAAGGTCAATCTACTAATACTGTAAATAGACAAATTAAAAGTGTCACAAACAGAAATAATACAGGTAGTATAAAATTAGGAAAAAGTAGAAATACTGGTAACACTATAGTCACTGGTGGTTCAAAAAAATAACTTAAATTCTTTCTCGACATAATCCGCAAGTTATAGTTTTATGTTGTTGTTCGCAGATCTTTTTATAAGAATCATAACATTCATGATGAATAATATGATTACATTTTAAATAATAATATTTTTTATTTGAAATACTTATTTTTTCAAAACAAATTTGACATTGATAGTCATCTTTGTTTAGATTACATTTATGATCATCAAATGATGATTTATAATAACATTTTTGACATCCATCACAATGGATAAGTTCTTCTAATACATTAAAATAACATATTTTGCATGAATGACAATGATGAAGTTTTGAGTCACTCCAAACAGCACATTTATCACAATAATCAAACGCAAATTGAATTTTACATTTGGGGTTTATACATATATTCGAACAACTTTGTTTTTTTTGACATTCTTTACATTTAATATTTAAGATTTTATTTTTTACATCATCTCCTTGATGATATTCTCGATGACAATAAGTGCAGTCAAAATATTTTTGACAACATGTCATATATAATTGGTGTTTAAAATTTGAGTGTTTACACATTTTTTTATGATAGTATTTTTCGATTTACTTTTATTTGTTTTCGATATTTATTTTTTACTTTAAGTTCAATTTTTTTAATTATTTAAAAAAATTAATTTATAATTATAAAATAGGGATTAATGAATAAGAATCAAAAAGGAAAATATGAATTTACATTTGATATAAAAGAAAAGTCATATGATAATAAACTTTATTATAGTTGGAATTATCAGGAATATATAAAAGAAAATATTAGAAAGGGTGGTTTACAAACTTTTGAAAAAATAAAACAACAAATGATAATAGATTTAGATAAACGTGATGTTATATTAGAAGATGTTAATTCAAAGAAAATTTATTGTACATGAAAGAATTGTTTGAAAAGTGATGATTTGATAGAATATATTAAAAATAAATATGACTATAATAAGAAAAAAAATATAAATAATTTAAATAATGAGAAAATATTACATTTTTTAGCATGTATAAATCAAAAAAATATATATTCTGACCCATTAAATGAACTAATAACATTATATTATAACTATTATGGATATGGTTTTTCTGTGATTTATTTAAAACAAAATCATTTTATATTGGAAAATAATATATTGGAAACAGAATTTAGAGCAACGCGTATTTTAAATGCCAAGTATATCGACAAGAATATACGATCGCTTCTTCCCTGAAGGAAAGATAAACTAAATTCTAAGTAATGGGTTTGCTATATCCTTACAAAAAGGTAGGTAAGAATACTCCCATCTAATGTTATTTCTCTTACTACCTTTAAGAAACAATTATTTATGACCTATAAAAAGTAAAGCATTCGTTGTCTTCTCATTTGAGTAATTACCTTTATTGTTTATGAAGGAAAATCATTAAAGGGTCATTCTTTTCACTTCCTTAAATAAATAAAATATTTTGTCTTTAAGTATTTTTAAATATTTAAATCGGCAATTAAAATACGCATTGCTCTAAATAAATTGAGGAAACAATTACAACCACAAAGTAATAATGTAATAAATAAATCCGGAAAAAATGTTGATGGATAATCATATGAGCAAATACGAACCATTGATTTAATTATATATAATTATATATAATTATGTTGTATCCGCTTTATATTATTTTTGTATAGTCTTATCACGCAAATTCAACATCTATAATAACTGGTATATGGTCTGACCCGTACTCAGTAAATCCGTCATCTACACTTTCAGGATACCGTTGACATTTAGACCCCTGCATTTTTTTAAATCCGTTTGTTAGTATGTTATCAATATTCATCTTACGTTCAATATAATATGTTGGGCAAAAATTGTGAGTCAAAAATCCGTGTGTATTATATAACTTACTATTTGTTTTATATTGGTGGTTAAAGTCTCCTGCAATAATGGCGCAACAGTTTGTTCGGCGCCGCGTGTGCAAATCGTCCCACTGTTTATGTCTCATTCGACTAGATGAGTCGTCTAAATGAATATTGAAAAGGTCACAAAATTTATCTTTGTATTTACATTGCGTGTATAGTCCGTAATCGTGAGGATGATGACTAATGTCCACATCTGAAAATATCGTTCTCTTTAACAATGTAACATTTCCACTCTCAGAATCCTTGTTGTACCACTGCATCTTTTTTAGACCAGAAATAATATATTCTTTTCCAAACAAAGATTTAATCTTTGAGTACTCCTTTTTCATCACCTCCTGTAACATAATAATATCTGCGTACGATTCTTGTAATATTTTATATATTTGCGCAAACCTAGCTTTGTGATTAAACAAAATAGATGCGTCAGATTTTGGGTAGTAAGATTTTTTCATCCATTCTGATGCTAAAATATTCCACGTCAATATCTTCATATACTTATAAAATATATTTTTTTGACTTTTTATATGTTATGTATTTATTATATTCAAGTAATAAATGATAATATTATAAGAATTAACGATCATATAATAACATTTTTACATTTAAACGACGATTATTTTTATAAAAAAAAAAAAGTTATTTTATAAAAATGATATTAATATAATAAATTTATCAAGAAAGTGATTTGAGTATTAAAGTTTATTTAATGACATTATAATATTTTGATGCTTCTTTTGATCTAACAAACATCTTCCAGAGGATACATGTGGTATATTTATAGTTATAACATGCGATTTTTGCGATTTTAGCAACAGTATCGACAAATACTCATGAATGTCCACTAAAAATACAACCATGGACAATAAATAATAAAATTATATCTTTAAATGGTTTTAATTAAAATTTAAATATAAATATAAATAGGCGTTGCTCTAAATCTTCAAGGATTTAAATCAAATAAAAATAAAATAAATAAAATTTAATCTAATTCTAAAATATGAAGTGTTATGAATTTAAACAACTTTCTTTTAAACATGGAATTTTTGATAATTCATTAGACGCTACTTATATCATACATCTTGAAAATAATGGGCATCTTTCTAATATCAAAAAACAACTTCAAAAAATAAAACCCACTAAAAAAGTCTTTATTTATTACAACAAAGGATTTAAAAAGTGTAAAAAAAATAATATTCAAAATACCAATCAAGATATTATTCATAGCAATATTGAAATATGTAAACATTCACAAAAGAATCAATTTAAAAATATATTGGTATTAGAAGATAATTTTATATTTGATAGAGAATTAGTTTTCAAAGAAAATATTATCAATATAAATAATTTTATTCATATTAATCAACAAAAAAGATTTATGTTAAGTTTAGGTTGTCTACCTATATTTATTACACCAAGTACACAAAAAAATGTAAATTATTCATTGTTAAGTTTAGGTATTCATAATATGATATATACACAGAAATTTCAAAAATATATTTTAGAGAATGAGAAAAAAATATATAAATGTGGTGACTGGGATAATTATTCAAATTATTTTTCAAATAAATACATATATTATAAACCACTTATTTATCAAAGATTTGAAGAAACTGAAAATCAAAAAAATTGGGTAGATATATTATACATTAAAAAGTTAACATTAAAATATTTAGCTATGTTAGAATTTCAAAAAAATCCGAAACAAGCATTTAAAAGACATTATCAATTATGTATATTTTTTCAAATAAGTTTCTTATTACTAATTAGTTATTTGATATATTTATTATTTACAAGATTTAGTTAGGTTGAACATTAATAAAATTATTATTATTTGATTCACCATTAATAACACCAATTGTTCTATGAACATTATTAGAATTATTCGTTCTACTATTATTAACATCAACATTGGGTTTAGTAGTATTTTGTCTACGAACATTATTAGAATTATTCGTTCTACTATTGTTAATACCAACACTGGGTTTAGTAGTATTTTGTCTACGAACATTATTAGAATTATTCGTTCTACTATTGTTAATACCAACATTATTAGAATTATTTGTTTTACTATTGTTAACACCAACATTGGGTTTAGTAGTATTTTGTCTTTGATTATTATTTTTTTTGAAATTATTAGTATTACCTTCAAAAGTATAATCATATTCTGCTACTTTTACAAAATAAAGTTGGTCATGTGTAGAAGGGGTTCCTACTCTTGATTTAACAGGTGTTGCTTGTAATAAACATAATTTGTCAATAACAAACATATCTGTTGGAAAATCAGCAATAATTTTAAATTTACGTCCAAACTTCTTTTTTTGTTCTTCAATTTTATCTGATTCTTTAAAATGAACAATATCAATAGATGGTTTAGCATTATATTTTTTAGAACCATAAACAGGTTCAATACCTTTTTTATATAAATAAGGTATAATTTTATCTTTTAAAATATTATTTTGTGCTTCAAATTGAAGCATAATTTTATAATATACTTGATCATATTCCATCTTAAAATTTGTCATTTTACATGATAATTTACTAAAATTTTTAGTTAATGCTTTTACTAAAAAGCTCATTATATCCTTCATATAAAGTTTTGCTATTTCAATATTAAAATAACCTAAATAAATAAAATTAGCAGTAATATAATTCTGCATATGAAATTCTTTTAAATTATATTTAGATATAAGTTTTTTACGTAAATTTATTAGTTTTTTAATAATATTAACATCTTCAATAATTGCACCTATAAAATAATGATGTTTATCTTTATCTTCATTTGCATCAGGTATTAAATTACCTGATATATTATTTCCACTATTTATAGAGGGTTTTGAATTATTACTTCCAAATAAACCAAAATCCATACTTAATAAATGCATTTATTTTTTTTTTATAAAAAATAAAAATTAATCAAAATTAATAGTAGAATTTATTTTTTTTAAACAAATGACTTCCATTTTTTTAGTAATATTATAAAGTAAATATTTTTTACCATTTTCATATTTTTCCTTTGCTCTTAAATCATAATCATGAACTCTTAACAATTGTCTAAATAATGTAATTACTTTTTTTTCATTTAAATTTTCCAAATATATTTTATGTTTGCATTTTATATAAAAACTCTTAAAAAAGTCAATTTTATCTTCTAATATTGGTATAATATTTTTGCTACTTATTGTTTTTTTAGAAAAACTATAATTAATATTTTCATTTAATTCAATACTAAATACTTCTTTCATTAACATTTTTAAAGTTTCATAATCCATAAATTCTCTAAATAATTGATTTTTCGTTTGTATATTTTTTTTTTCATTTTTTTCATCAAATAACTTTATATTATCTAATAAATTATCTATTTCCTCAAAATTGATTTTTTTTCTCATTCTATTTTAAACGCAGAAAAATAATTCTTTTAAATATAATAATTTATATACTTTCTTTAGGAGGTGCCATATTCACTGAATTAGGTATATATGAGGAGGTATCAATATATTTCTTCTTTTCTCTTGTACATTGAAAATGAATAGGTGTAAAATTTTTTAAATTCCCACCTTGAACATCTAAAAATGTTCTACTATCTTGAGCTCTTGATTTTTCTACCATGTCTCTATTACTATTAGTAGGATTTCTATCTAAGTACATATTTGTTTCTTGCTTTTGATTTAATGTTTCAAAGTTATTCATAAAATAATTATTTTGAAATGATTGTTGAACAGGGGCTTGAGTGTTAGAATTAGAATCTGTTGATCTTGAATTCATTGGGCTCATATAATTTCCTTGATTTTGGTTATAAAATAATTGCGCATTTCTATCCATCATATAATTTTCATGTTTTTTTTCGATTGGTCTACTTTGATTCGATATTTTTGGCATTAAAAAATCATCATTTTGTTTTACTTGGTTAAAGGGATTACTGGTAGTGTTGTTTTTTATTTCTTTATCAAAAATATAATAATTCATTATTAATAATAAATATATTTAAATTTATTATTTTAAATATAATTCATAATTAAATATGAATTTAAATCATTATAATTATATACTAAATGGAATTAGTCATAAGATTGAATTAAAAAATAATATTAAATTTAAAAGTGAACCATTACCTCAAAAAATTTTGTTATCTAATAAATATTTTATTAAGATACTTAATGATTTATTTGATTATTTAAGTATTGAATATATACCTATTAAAAATACATTACTGGGAATACATATATTTCAGGGAGTACATATATTTGAAGATAATTTAGAATTTATTATAGAAAAGAATAATTTTAAGAAATTACTAAAAGAAAAAAATTATTTAATTGAAAATGATATCTTATTTCATTTTGTAAATCAAGAATATATATCTTTAAGAATGAATGTATTTGATACTTATTTTAGTGAATTAAATATTTATTTATTTGAAAATGAAAATAATTCAATTCATTATTATGATAAACATAAAAATAAATTTGAATGTAATTTTTATGATATATTTCCTATACATAAAAAAAGATTTGAAGAATTTGAAATTAGTAATCCAAATAAAATAAATGAATTGCTTAATCAACAATTTAATTTAAATCATATAGAATTTATTTGTTATTATCACATTGTAGAAAAATTAAATAGTGAATATCCTCATATAATAAAATTAATAATTTATATTCTTTTTCTTATGATATTTGAAGAGTATTTTGAATAAATTTTGGTGTAAAATCTTCTAAATTAAATACATATTTTTTATTATTTGATATTATTTGGTAACTTTCTTCTTTTTCTACCAATGCACGATAAATCAAAATATAGTATTTATTATTCAATGCTTTGATAATTTGATAGCCTTTATTTTTATTTTTAATACGTTTATCTAAAAAGACTACATTTATATTATAAATTTGACTTAATATATAAAAATCAATAACACATCCTTTATATTCATTACTTAGTATAAATTCCATTAATTGATCATAATTTTCAATATTTTTTATTATTCTTCCACATATTTCTTTATATTTTTCATAAATATCAATTTTTGTCTTATTATTATTTGTACTATCTTTTACTTTATCACTCCAGTATTTTATTAAATGTATTTTTACATTACTTACATTAATATTTTTATTTTTATATAAATTATTATGAGATTTAAGTGCTATCTTAAATATTTGAAATACATTTGATAAATTCTTTTTAATTTTAAAATCTTTACCTAATATAATTGACCAATATTGGCTTAAATCATCATTATTATTATTATTTTTATATTCTTCTTTTAAAAATAAATTTTTCTTAAATGCTACTTCAGTTGTTGATGTTTGATCATATAATTTTTTTAAATTCATATGAATTCCTTTATTATCAAAGAATAATTCTTTTAATTTTTCTTCAATTAATTTTACATTATATGTTTGGAAGATTATATATTTTTTATCATTTTCAGGAACATAATTTTTATGAATAATATTTTCAATTTCATTATTTAATAATTCTTCACGTTTAATTTTATATCTTAATAATTCATCTAATAATCTTGCTAAATAATAATCATAATTCTTAATATTTTTATGAAATTCAACAAGATTTTGTTTATGAATATATAATTTACATGTATTTTTATGAACAATACAATGGGGATCATCATCACAACTAAAGGATGCTTCATCATTTTTATTTTTTTTTAAAGAACGCAAATAACATGGTATACGTTTATTGGGTGTTTTATAATCAAAGAAATTAATTTTCTTTTCATTTTGACTACTTAGTTTTTTAAAGATTTTATTTAGAATAATATACATATTTTTACGACTTATTTTCAAATGATTGTTATTATATTGATTATCAGAATGAATAATTTGAAGTATTTTATCTTTTATATTTTTATTTTGCTGCAAATATATAGATAATTCATAACGCATACGACTAAATGTTTCATCTTCAAATTTTTTCTTGTTCATTTTATCAATGCGGTCATCATTCATCAAAATTTGATTATGTAGATATTCATTAATATCACTAAAATATTTAGTAATACTTATTTTTAGATTATCTTTTTTATTTATTTCTTTTTTTACAGGAATAATACGATTATTGTTATTTAATAGTGCAGTTATATATTTACTTTCTTTATTATCTAAAATTTTATGTTGAATATCAAATTTAATATTCGTATTTTTATTTATTTGTTGTGTATAAATTATACATTTTTTATAATCTAATAATTCAATTTGATTTAAATTATTAATAATTGAATATTTTACATCTTTAATCAATTTACTATGTTTCACAGGTAAATATAAACCATTTCTTAATTTTAAAGCAAATACTTTGTTCATAGAATCCATATATTGAAGTTCAGGTAAATAAGATTTATCTAAGTTTTTATTTTGAACAGCTTTAATAAGTTCATTGACACTATAAATTAATTCATATTCATATTGATAAGAATAATTATCAATTTTTAGATTTTGTGTTTTAACATTTTTTTTTAATACTTCCAACCAATTAATATCAAAAGTTGATTCGCATGCTTTTTCACTAAGTTCTAAACAATTTTTAATTTCTATTTTTGAACTTTCATATATACATTTTTTAGAAAACGTTTTTCCACTTCCTTCTAAATAATAAATAGGTTCATAATAATCTTTTAATCCTTGATTTGATTTCAATAATAATATTGTTTTTTTAGAAGCATCGTAAAAATGATTAATTTCAATCGGACATAATAATCTATTTTTTTCAAAAATTATTATATTTATTCCATTTTTCAATAATATTCCATCTTGTTGTACATAATCCCATAAAAATTCATGATTAATATGAATTTTATCATTTAATATATAGTTCTTATAATTTGTAAGTGCATTTATATTATGATCAGAGTCATCAAAAATAATTTCTAAATTACCATTATGAAGTGTTCTAAATAAATCAATATTTATTTTTTCTACCAATAATTTTTTAAATTTATTTTCATCAATGTTTTTATTTTCATTTTCACAAGAAATAATATCAATTAAACATGATAAAAATGATTGATTATTTTTATGTTTAATACCTTTTTTCAAGTATCCACTTTTATAATCTAAATAACCTGTTTCTAATTGAGTATTAAGTATTTTTGCTACTTCAATAGGTAATAAACCAAATCTATTTTTTTCAATGGGGCTATACTTACCTAAAATATAAAGTTGAGAACTTTTAACATCATTATTTTCTATTTCTTCTCCCAAGCATTTTTTATATTCAGTATCTTTATTTTTAGGTTTTGCAAAGCAACAAGGTAAACATAACCCTTGAGGAGTACGTTTTTGTTTAATAAAACCTGGATAAACCATATTTGTTGGATAATCTCCATCCATATCTCGAATCATAATTTGATGGTCTCCATAAGGACATTTTGCTGTTATGCAATGACCACTTCCTTGTTTTTTCCTTTTATTTGGTTCCATTTTTAACCTAATTTGAATAGATTTGGCGTCTATTTCTTTAAGTGCAAGTGGTATTTCGCAATTTGGACACCAAGCTTCGGGACATACATACCATCTTTGATATTCTTCAGGTTTAGAACTATATTTTAAACTATAAGTATAAGCATCTCTATTTATTTTTGGATTTTCAGCAGGGTCACTTGTTAATATAATAGGTTGTCTTTGTTGAGCAGTACCACAAATACGTGAATATTGTTCTGTAGTATTTGATTTTTTATATTTAAATAATATTTTATCATAACGTTGAAGGCGTCTCAAATAGTAACTTGTATCATTACATGCATCTTCGCATCTATCTTCTTCTGGAATAGCATCATCACATCTTAATTTTAATTCAGGTGCTATTTCACTATTATTTGATATTCCTGGCATTTTTGAATTATTATCATTATCATTTAAATAATTTGTTGATATTATAGATTTATCATTATTATTATTATTATTTAAATCACTATTTATATTTTTTAGCATATTTATATTAAGTAAATCTAAATTTGAACTATTATTATTTTGATTATAATCATAATAACTATTATTATTTGCTTCTATAAAATTATTTTGGTCAAATAATTTATTATCTTGTAATTTTAATGATTTTATATTTTTTTCTTTTAGAAACGTCAATAAGAATACTTTTATAAAATTATATATAATAGATACTTGATAAAGTCGAGTAATATTATTTAATTTAATACCTGTATTTGTTATTTCAATTTCTACACCTAATTTAAATTCTGGTTCAATTTTACTTGAACTATAAGAAGCATATTTTTTTTTCCATTCATTTATATATTTTTCTACTTCCTCAGATGATTTTTCATATTCTTTACTAATAATTTGTATAATATGATGGTCACTTGTATTACTCATTTTAAGTTTATCAATTTCATAAATAATTTTTGACATGGGTATAAACCCACTTACTTTTTTATAGATTAATTTTATAAATGTTTGAAATCTTTGTTTATTTTTAGAATTTAAATTCTTGTTTTCATCATATAAATAGTCTGGAAATTTCTGTGAGAAATCATATAAACTTTTAAAATTAATTGATAGATTTTTTTTAAAAGGTATAAAAACATTACAAAATCTTAATTGTGTATTTTTTTTTAGAACAATTTCATTATTTTTCATTTCAATATCAGGTGGATCTATTTTTTGTGTTAATTCTATTTTTTTTGATATCAAATTTTTATTAATATCATCTACTAATTTTTTTATATTTTTAATACTTCCTACTAAATCATAAAATGTCGCTTTATCATTTAAATCAAATTTAACATTAAAACTTAGTTCCGAATTTTTTCTTAATATCATTGAAATATATTTTTGCTCATTATTATAATCTTTTAAATATTGTTTCATAATAATTCCATTGATTTTGTGTGTTATTTTTTGTACACCAATCCAATCATCTAACGTTGATTTTGTTATTTTATTTTGAAGTAAAGCATCAACAGATGCAAGAGATATAGGTATTTGAAAACTTTCATCACCATATTTAATGAAAGGTAGTTCAACTCCTAATTTCTTTTCACGAACATAATCAAATACTTGATATAAATCAATAAGTGTTGGTTTTTTTAATGATGTTAATTCTTGATTTGATTTTAAAGAAATATAAAGTATATTGCAATCTCCTAATAAACTTTTATTATTTTGATATTTACTTTCATATGATTGAATAATATCATTTTTTTCAAACTTAAATTTTAATAAAGAATACATTTTTTTAGTATTATTTAAATTCATTTCAAATTTAAAATAAGGAAAATGTTTTTTAAAAAAATTATTTTTAATATTTTCATTGATTTTTATTTTATTTTTTAAATATTCATATTCTTCCCAAGCATCTGCTACATAAATTGTATTATTTTTAATCCCTAAATATTCAATTAAATCATAAATAAGAATATTGTTTTCACTATTATTTAATTTATAATTATTTTTATTAAAATTTTTATTTTCAGATGGTTTTATTTTAACACTGGGTTTTATATTTATTTTTTCATCTTTTGATTGTAAGTAACATACACCAATAATTTCATCTTCTTCATTTTCATTTTTTATCCATAATTCTTGATTTTCAGGTAAAATATATTTATTTTTTGAAGGGTTGCTTAAAAAGTAAAATATCTTTTTTCGAATTAAATGTAAAGTATCATTCATTTCAATCATTTCATTAATAAAATGTATATCTACTTTATCTTTTTTATAATAATTTAACCAGTTCTTATATACACTCCCAAAATATTCTTGTAATATTTTTTGTTCATTCATATGAATATTTTCTTTTTTCTCTATTTTATTTAAAATTGATTTAATTGAAGTATTACTTATATTTCCTACAAAAATATAAACATGTGTAAATATACGAGATACTTTCTCAATTGTCATAAATAGTGGATTAATTTTTAAATCACACGACATATCTATTAATAAATAAGATATTTATTAAATAATTATTTATAATATAAAAAAAATTAATTTAATGGACTATCTGTCACTTTAATCCCACAATATTCTTTAGGGTTCGATTCATAGTCTTCTTTATTGTAAATACCCATATCAATGGCTTCTTTAAGCAATCTTTTAAAATTATCCCAAAATTCATCTGTATGTCCTATCGATTTTGTCATAATATGAGCTAATTCGTGGATTGCTACAAAAGTAATTGTGTTTTCTTCTACTAAACTTTCATTTTTATCCTTTTGTCTTACGCAAAAAATAATTTTCTCCCCTTTATTTACACTATAAGATGTATATTGACTACTCTTACCTGATTCAGATATATTATCAGCATTGAATTTCTTACTCATTCGATTTACACTTTTATCATTTGGGTATTTTTCTTTCATAGAATTAATAAGTTTTTCAAGTTTTACACGTATTTTAGCAATTAAATCAGCGGCAGCTTGTTTATCTTCTCTATTTCTAACTAAATATTCATTATTATCAATACCTGATTTTACATAAGTGACTTCATTTGTTAATTGTTCGTAATGTGTAATTCCCAACATAACAAATGCTACCAATATTAATAAACCAATGCATAAATTGACATCCATATATTAAAGATATATAATTTATTTATATAATTTATTTTAATATAACATACTACTTTATGTAATTATAAACTTTTTTATCTAATTTATAGATAGTTGATTTATTTAATATTTTGATTTTTAATTTATTTAATTCTTTTTTATCTATTGATTTATCAATTTCAATTGATTTTTTTTTAATATCATGTATAATGATATCATAATATTTTTTTACATATCCTTTTTTATTAAGATATATATAAAGTTCTTCAAAATTATTAAATGTTAATATATTTGTACCATATATTTCTTTTACTTCATCTAATAAATGGGGAGCATAATAACGATAAAATAATTCAATATATATTTGTTTTTCTTTCATTGTGGGTATTTTAATTTTACTTAATAAATATTGAATACCTGCTTTTTTTAACCAATCATTTTTTATACTACTTAATTGATTTGATAAATAATAATATTTTATAAATAAATCAATATCTTTTTCTCTATAAAAATATTCAAATGAAGTATCAGCATAGTGCATCAAATTATTTTTATCTAATTTAATATAATATTTTAAATTTTTTTTTATCGTTTCTTGAATACTATATTTTCGATTTATTATTTCTTTTTCTAAGTTTTTAGGATTAGGTCTATTATTCCTAATAAATAATATTTTTTTTTTAAAAAAACATTCAAGTTCATTATAAAATCTATCAATTATAAAAAAATATGTTTCTCTGGAACCGTTTTTTTTAAGGGTCTCGAAACCTTTAATTCCCCAAATAATACATTTTTGACTCATAATAAGTGACAATATTTTTTATTATCAACCAATATTTTTTATTTTCAACCAATATTTTTTATTATCAACCAATATTTTTTATTTTCAACCAATATTTTTTATTATCAACCAATATTTTTTATTATCAACCAATATTTTTTATCTATTTAAAATGAATAATTACCATATGTTTTATTATTACCTCTATTTTGACCAACAAATTTACGTTGTTCAGGGGTTGTGCATACACATCCTCTATCTGTTGAAAATGTAGAAGGACAACATTCAGGACTCGAATAAGATCGCGCAAACATAAACATAGAATCTTCAGGAATATCACTATATATCATTTCATTCTTCAATGGAAGTGGTGTTCCTTGTGGTACCCATAATTTATTACTTTTAATAGGTGGATTACTGGGAGGATGTCTCCAACTATCTATACCAGGATTTTTTAATCTTAAATTATCATAAGAACCCAATACCCCTTTACCCATGTTAAACATAACCGGGGATGGTTCATTATTTCCAGTATTTGCTATTTTTCCTTTTACTTGATTTATTCTATTTGAACTCATATACTATTTAATATTATTTTTTTTTAGCTTTCTATAATTATTTCTTTCATTAAATTACTCATAATTAACTCTTCGTTATCTTGTATTTCTATAATATGTTCTACTAATTCTATCTTTTCTTCATCTAAATGAAAATTTTTATACTTAAGTTTAAATTGTTTTAATTCATTTATATCAAGTTCATTCATCAAATATTTTATTTTTATAACATTATTATCAATTACTCCAAAATCATGAAATAAACCATTACATTCCTTTACTAAATCTAAACAATCCTGACCATTTATAGTTGCGTATTCTATTTCATTTGTTTCATTTTTTAAAAAATATAATTTTTTCTTAGATATTTTTTCTTCGTGAATATCTATTATCTTTTTTGGGTCTATTGGTAAATCTAATGTATATCCATCTAATACTTGTTTATAATTTATATATTTTCTATAATAATTATTTTTATATTTAAAACGTAAGATAATGACACTATCAGGTTCTGGTTCAAATTTATAATATTTAAATAAATCTTGAAATAAAATAAAATTAAATATTTTTTTATTTTGAGATTGATTTTCTATTTTTATAAAATGATTTTGATGAATGATATAATAATCTAAATTACAATAATGAGAATTAAAATTGACTCTTTCCTCATATTTTCTTTTCATGTTAATTTTAAATAATAAAAGTTCATCAAGACAATTACTTAAAAATCCTAATATATTTTCCATTTTATAACTAATAAGTACTCCTAAAAATAAAAAAAATATGTTATTTATAAACTGATTTACGTAACACATTTTTTAATTATTATTAATTAATAGTAATTCTTTAAGTTTGTTAAAGAAAAAATTGATTTAAAATGTTTTGGTTACTAATATATACAAATATGAGTATTCCTAAATTTGAAACACTTTATACAATTAAAAATAAAAAAATTTATGAATGGGGTATTAAAATTAATGAAATAAAAAAAGATACTCATTATCAACTTGAAACCCATCATGGACAAAAAGAAGGTAAAAAAGTAGTTCATACTTCTGATATTACTGTTGGTAAAATAAAAAGAACTGTTTTAGAACAAGCAACTCAAGAAGCTAAGCGTAAATGGATTAATAAAAAAGAAAAAGAACTTTATAGTATTGATTTAAAAGAAATTGAAAAAGATTTTTTAGAACCAGAAAAACAAAAAAAAACAAATATGAAAACATTTACATTTCGACCAATGTTAGCAAAAACATTTGATCCAAAATTATACGAGAAAAAAAGTTCTCGCTCTTATTCTATACCATTCCCAGCTTATGTACAAGTAAAATTAGATGGATTACGATGTGTAAGTTATTTAAAAGATGGTAATGTAATCATTGAATCACGTACTGGAAAACAATTTGAAAATTTTCATAAATTGAAAGATCAATTGAAAAAAATATTTAATGTATTAGGAGAAAATGTTTATTTAGATGGAGAGCTTTATACAGAATCTATTGATTTTGAAGTATTATCTGGATTAATTCGTTTAACTGAAGAAAAAGTATCAAAAGAACAAATACAACTTATTGATTCTATTTCATATCATATTTTCGATATCTGTTTTTTAGATAAAGTAGATATGTCTTATGAAAATAGAAAACTTCATTTGGAACAATTATTGTCATTAAAAGGTATTCCTTTAATTAAAGATGTTCCTTCTATTGAAATCAATAGTGTAAACCAAATTGACGTTCTTCATGATAAATTTGTAAAAGATGGTTATGAAGGAATTATGATAAGGGCAAGTGATGGACCTTATGAAATAAATAAACGTTCTAAATATTTACAGAAATATAAAAAATTTATGGAGGAAGAATTCAAAATAATTGATTTTCATGAAGGAAAAGGAGATGAAAAAGGTCTTGTAATCTGGGATTGTATTACAAATAAAGAAGAAAAACCATTTTCTGTACGACCAAAAGGAACAGCAGAACAAAGAAAAGATCTATATGATAATGGAAAAAAATATATTGGTAAAAAATTAACCGTTATTTTTCAAGAATATCATGAAAGTGGAATACCTCGTTTTCCAGTGGGAAAAGCCATTCGTGAGAATTATTAAAATTTATTTTTATTATAATTTTTTTATAACTAATAGTATGGATTATAAAGTAGTATTTGGACTTTTATTTTTAGGAGTTTTAATAGGACTTATTGCATGTAATTATAAAATCATTTTAGGAAATCAAGAACGTTTTATGAATCAAAATAACTTTACAAATAGTCAATGTTGTTGTTCTCAAAATAACATTGAAAAATGTAATTCATGGGGTAAATCATGTGTGTGTGATTATTTTGATAAAAATAAACATTTTTGTCAAGCATATTATTAAATTTTCGATTATTTCATAATTTTTTTTTATAACTTAATACCAATGAGCTCATGGGATTCATTTGTATATCAAACCATACAAAAATTAAAATCTAAAACGTCACTTTCTATATTTAATACATTAACCAATAATGAAGATTTAATACAAATATGTAACCATGTATATTTAGGAAATGTAAAAGCAGTACATAATCAAGAATTATTAGAAAAAAATCAAATTGAAGCACTTGTAAATTGCACCAATGATATACCCATTCATGTATATTTTAAAAATAGACAATATAAACAGCTTTATGTAGAAGATTCAAAAGATAATGAAAATATGAATACATTTAAAAATATAATTATAGAAACAGTTGATTTTATTAATGATTGTGTAAAACAAGAAAAAAATGTTATTGTACATTGTTATTGGGGACTTATGCGTTCACCATGTGTTATTGGATGTTATTTAATTTATAAATATAAAATGGATGTAGATGGAGTTATACAATTAATACAATCCAAAAAGAACTTTGCTTTTACACACATTTATAATTTTAGAGAATTACTTGATTATGTATATGATTATTACCAAAAAAAAAACAAAGAATTATTAAAATTATAAGAATTTCATAATAAATACTTTAAATTCTTGGTCATTTGATACATTAATACCTAAACGATAATAATAATTTGCTTTACAACTTTTACTTTGAATTAAATAAAGTCCATATGCTAATTCACTTAAATATTGACGAACAATTTGGAATAAATATCCAAAATTGGTTAAATTCCAAGGTCGTACAACTATATATTGATAATAAGTTGATTGATCATTAAAATTCATAATAACAGTTTTATTATTTTTAAGTTTCCAATGAATTCTAACTGGTGCACCAAACTTTGCACTTTTCTTAAAATTAAAAGCATTTGCTAAAGTAAGTTGATAAAAAGCTATTATTGCTTTAGAAAGTTTAGGGTTATTTTTGATAACAGAATACATTTGCTGTTTATTACGACTTAATACAGCATTATAAAATACTTCTGGTATAATATTTTCATCAAAATATAAAGATGTGTTTGTTGGTGGATTATTACATTCTATATTAAATACCCAATCACTATCCATTATATTTAATAAACATATTTTAATTTCGTTATTTATAAATTAAAATATTTCAAAAAAAATAAAAAAATCAAAAAAATCAAAAAATCAAAAAAATCAAAAAATCAAAAATATTCCATTTATTACATTCCCATTCTTCTCATAGGAGGAACAATCATATGAAAAATAAGAAGAATGAAACAAATAATAAAAGGATTGAAAGTTGTTTTGATAGGACTTTTCATAAAAAGCATTATAAAAAGAGAAAGTGCTAAAAATGTATGTATATTGAATTAAGAGAACAGAATATTTAATAACAATATTTTTTTAGTTATGTGTAATATTTATGTAATATTTATGTAATATTTATGTAATATTTATGTAATATTTATTTAATATTTATTTAATAAATATTAAAATAGAAAAAGATTTAAAATAATAATCATATGATTATTTAATGAGTTCGAAAAAAAAGGTTAAGGTTAAAGATGATTTAAAAGATTTTATCATGGATGATGATTATATAAGTCATGAAGACAGTGATTATGAAGAAGAGGAATTTAATGAAGAAGATTTTCATTTACTTAAAAAAAAACGCCATGCAAGTGAAGGGGATATTGGGGAATATAAAAAAAAGAAACATTTTAAAGATTTATACTTTATGAAATTAAGTAAAAATGAACAATCATCCATTTTAAAAAAAGAAAATGAAATATATAGTTATTTTAGTCTAAATACACCTTTACGATACACTATTATTAATTCAAATTTACCAGTTGGTACAAAATCTTTTATTTTGAGTAAACTTGACCAATTTGATAAAATGAATAGTGAAGAAAATGAATATCAAAAAATATATAAATGGATTAATTCTTTAGCAAAAATTCCTTTTAGTAATTATGCAAAACTGACGATTGAATTAAAACCTTCTAAAATTCAGGATTTTTTAGTTCAATCATATCAAATATTAAATAAAACAATTTATGGTCAATTTAATGCTAAAAATAAAATTATGCAGATACTTGCTCAATGGATATCAAATCCAGATTCTATGGGTCAAATTATTGCATGTCAAGGACCAGCAGGTGTTGGTAAAACCAGTTTAATTAAAGAAGGTGTTTCAAAAGTATTAAATAAACCTTTTTGTTTTTATGCGTTAGGTGGAGCAAATGACATAAGTATATTAGAGGGACATTCTTATACATACGAGGGAGCGACATGTGGTCGATTAGTTGAAATGTTAATGGAGTCAAAAGTAATGAATCCCATTATTTTTTTTGATGAATTAGATAAAATAAGCGGGGATGAAAAAGGGAATAATATTGAAAATTTAATGATTCATTTAACGGACCAGACTCAAAATAATAGTATTCAGGATAAATATTTTAGTGGTATTGAGCTTGATTTTTCAAAATGTTTATTATTTTTTTCATTTAATCATATTGAAAAAATAAACCCTATATTAAAGGATCGTTTAACGATTGTTAAATTTGATGGATATGTTATTGATGAAAAACTTGTTATATTGAAAGATTATTTACTAAAACAAATGATAACAAATGTGGGTTTAAATATTGAAGATGTTATATTTAACGATGATATTATTAAATACATCATTGAAAAATACAGTTCTAATGAAGAAGGAATGCGTGATACAAAACGTGTATTTGAAGAATTATTGTTAAAAATTAATTTACTTAAATTGTTGTTTCGAAAAAATAAACAAAAAAACAACGAACTTCAAAAAGAAATGAATATAGATTACATGATTGATAATTTATGTTTTCCACTTCATTTAAATAAAAAAGAAATAGATATATTATTAAAAAATTATAATCAATAAAAAAATAGAATTATTACAAATGATAGAATAACATAAAAAGTATAAATTATAATATTTACATATTTTGAAATAAAAATAAAAAAATATTTATAATATTTTCATATTAATTTTCGAAAAATTTTATTAATATAAATTGACATGTTCCGCTTTTTAATTTATGAACACAATGTGCTTCGATAGAATCAAATAATATACACATATTTTTTTGGGGTTTGATTTTTACTCCATTTGAAAATTCAAATTTTCCTCCTTGAAAATCGACTCCGTATTCGGAACCATAAATAATGAGTGTATATATTGATTTTTTATTTGGATAATAAATTATTTTTTCATCACTAATTTGTAATTGATTTATATCTCCGTATATATTTTCTTTTTTAATATTTTTTAGATGTGTACTATCAATATTCCATTTAATATAATATTTTTTTTTTTCATTTTCCATATAAGTATTTTTTTTGGAAAAAAATTCGGTTGAATAAAATCTTAAAAATTTAAAATCACTTTTTAGTTTATGAAGTTGTGATGTTTTTTTAACTATTTCATCATAATCACTAATATTTTCAAATAAATCTTCAATAGTAATGATTTTTCTTTTTTCTAATATAGATGGATCATTTTTAAGTAATTCAAGTGAATATTTTTGAAGACAATTCATTTTTAAACACATGTCATCTATAATAGTATTAGTATTATTTCTTTAACTTAAAATCAATTTTTAATTATCTAAATTGATTTTAAGTTAAAGCACATTTAATTTTTTTTTAATAAAATATAATTTATGTATATTATTTAAGATTAATTATATTGAATATAGTAATGATATATTGGACAAGTTATAATTTTGCTGGATATGTTCTTTATAAATTAAAATATATTCCTCTTAATTCAGCATTAAGAACATCTTTTATATGCACATCTTTAATTGGTGGTTATATGGTTTATATTTATCCACAAAAAATGATAGCACGTTTTGGTGAAAAAAAAATAAAAGTACCATATCCACTTTTAATGATAGGTGATTTTATTACACATCAATTGCCTTTAATTGATACATTTTATAAGGAAAATCAAATAATATTATGTGGCGGATATTTATTACCAATCATGTTTTATTGGTACTCAATGAACAAAATATATGTTAAAGAAACAAAAAAAATATATGGTATACCACTTGAAAGATTAATGATTTCTGTTTTAGGGATTATTGGAGGTATTGGTACATATCATCATATTTATCTCAAGAATAAATAAAAAATGATTTTTTTTATTGTAAAAATTATATACAATAATATAATGAATAAAACATCAGATAAAGATAAACATGAAATGAAAGATAAGTTTCATAATTTATTTTATGAAAATATGGTTTTATTAGAAAAATTGAATAGCACAATTCAAGAATTGAAAAATGATATTCAAAATTTACAGAAAGAAAATAAATCAATTAAAGAAGAGCTTTATGAAATGCGTTTAGATAATGAAGAAACACGAGAAATTGCACAAGGATCTATGTCATAATTTAATTTAACTATTCTTTCTTTTTATAAGTTTTTTTGGGTTGAGAACCAACATCTTTCACAATTCTTTGACAATCATCTTTTGTAAGTGTATCTAAATCCACCTCTTTTTGTATTTTATAAAACTTTGATTTATATAATATATAAGGTCCATATGGTCCTTGCTTTACTATATAATCACCAAAATTATGAATATTTGATTTTGCTTTATTATCAATACATTTAATTGCTTCATCAATTGTTAAATTTTCATCATAATCTTCTAATATTTTATAATTCTTTTTATCACATTCTAAATAATATCCAAATTTACCTTTTTTTAAATAAACAGGTTTATCTTTAAAAGCACCCAATTGACCAGCTTTATTTGAATTCATCATATTATCAACTTCTTCTAACGTAATCGTTTCAATGTCATATTTATCATCACATTGTTGAAAATAACTTTTTTTATCATTTTCAGCATCTACAAATTGAATAACAGGACCATATTTACCAACATAAGCAAATACATGTTCATTTTTTGAACTCATACCTAAGTTTCTTCGATTATCCATTTTTTTTTGATATGCTTCACTTTTAATTTCTTTTGATTTGAGTAATGCTACTTTTGGTTCGAAGTCTTTATAAAAACGCGATAACATTTGATTCCAAATAAGTTTATTATTGGCTATTTCATCTAATTGTCCTTCTAACTCACTTGTAAATGAATAATCCATTAGTTTTTCAAAATGTTTATCTAAAAAGGTTGTTGTTTCTTTGCCAATAGGACTGGGAACTAATTTTTTCTTTTCTGAACCTAATTGTATTTGATCCAATTTTGTACTTATTTTATTTGATTCAAGTGTTAAAATTGTAATTTCTTTTTTTACTCCTTCTACATTATCTTTTTTAATATATTCACGTGTCATAAGTGTTTCAATAATCGACGCATAGGTAGAAGGACGCCCAATACCCAATTTTTCCATCTTTTTAATTAATGTTGCTTCACTATAACGTCCAGGTGGAGATTGAAATTTTTCTGTACAAATAATTTTTTTATTCGTAATTTCTTGGTCATTTTTTAATTCTTTTATCCATTTATCATCTATCATTTCTTTTGGTTCATTTTCAGCACTTTCATCATTTTTAGAAACAAAATCAGAATATACTTTTGTATAACCTTCAAATAATAATTTTTCAAATTTACATTCAAATTTATATTTACTTTTTGATATATGAATAGTAATTATATATGAATCATATACAGCATTTGCCATTTGAGATGCTACTGTGCGTTTCCAAATAAGATTATATATTTTCTTTTGATATTCATCAAAACTATCATTTAATATTTTTTTTTCAAGATTCGTAGGTCGAATAGCTTCATGAGCTTCCTGAGCACATTTAACTTTTGATTTATATATACGTTCTTTAAAATAATCAGAACCATATTTAGTATTTACATACTCTTTAATTTTTTCAATAAATTCACTACTTAAATTCACATTATCCGTTCTATGATACGTAATTAAACCTGCTTCGTATAGTTTCTGTAAATTATTCATAATACTTTTTGAGCTCATGCCAAATCGAGTTCCTGCTTCTTGTTGAATTGTACTTGTAATAAAACAAGACTGTGGTGATTTTTCTGTTTTTTTTTTATCAATACTTTCAATCGAAAAAGTAGATTCCATAGCTTTTTTCAAGAATGATTGCGCTGTTTCAATTGTATCAAACTCTTTATTTAGAAATCCTTCTAAATTATTATCAAAAAAACCCTTTGTTTTAAAGTATTTTTTATTTTTAAATGCATCAATTGAATTTTCCTTTTCAATAACTAATTTCAAACATACACTTTGAACACGTCCAGCACTAAGTTTTGGCGCTATATATGACCATAATAAAGGACTTAAACTAAAACCAACAATACGATCTAAAATGCATCGTGTTTGTTGACTATTTACCATTGCCATATCTACTTTTCGAGGATTCGAAACGGCATTTTCAAGTGCTTTTTTAGTAATTTCATGAAAACTAATACGATTATTATCTTTGAAATTCATTTTTAAAATAGCACCTACATGCCACGCAATTGCTTCTCCTTCACGATCATCATCAGCTGCCAATAATACTTTATCTACTTTAGATGCACTTTCTTTTAATTCTTTAATAACCTTACTTTTACCTTCAATTATTTTATAATTTGGGTTAAACCCATTTTCAATGTCAACACCAAATCCTTCTTTACCTAAATCACGAATATGACCAAAAGAGGATTTTACTATATAATTAGGTCCTAATAATTTTTCAATCGTTTTTGCCTTTGCTGGGGATTCGACAATTAAAAGTGTTTTCATATTTATATTCAATAACTTGTTCTTATTATTTTATTTTACATTTTTTAATTTATAATTTTCATTTTTTTAAATTTTTTCAATATTTTTTACTAAGTTTGGTAAATTATATATAAAAAATGCTACTTCCTTTAATGATATATATCGATGGTTCAACCATAAATAATACATTTGTTTATCAAGTGTTAATGTACTTATTTTCTCTTTTAATTGATTTATTTCAAAAAAATCATAAATTCCAAACTTTTCACTAAGTATGTTTTCGTATTTTTTAAATATTGAAACAAATTCTCTTTTTACATATGTCATGTCTCTTTTTAATGGTTTTGGTAATTCTTTAATATATAATTTAATATGTTCTATAGGATAATCATTTTTTAGTAAAAAAATGAAATCTTGAAATTCTTTTTTTACGAATTCTGCCATATATTTATTTATAAATAATTAAATAAATTATTCAATTTTTAAATATTTATGTAAACAATAATCAATAAACAACATTATATTAATTCTCAAAAAATAAATTATTTTTAATTTTTTCATGTATATGTATATCTAAAAATAATTCATTCAAACAAGAATTATCATAATCAATATATTTTTTCGTATAAGATAAAAATTGCTCATAATATAATTGTATATAATAATCAAAATATTTATCATGTGTATCAAAATATTCAAATAAACCTGTTAGTTTATTCATTATTTTTTTATATATTTTTTGGTTTTTATCTTTTAATTTATATAATTCTACATGAATAGCTTTTTTCCGTGTTGTTTCATATTTATGAACATGATAATTAATCATTACTTCTTCTAAAATTAAATAACGATAAATAATTTCATCAAACATGTCTCTATACAATTTTTGACTTACATAATGCATTTTTAAATCCTTTAATGGACAAGAAATATGTGTGCAAATATGGTACATAAACTCATTTTCGCTTTGAATTTCCATTTTTATATTAATAAATTATTAACATAAAAAAAAAATTATTTTTTTATCTGTTTATTGAAAAATAGAATTTAATATTTTTTTATTAAATATTTTTCCATTTATAAATAAACATAATTGATAACGTTGTTGGTAATTGAGTATTAATTTTTTTTTATTGATTTTATTATATTTATAAATAAATTGCCATAATTTTTTAGATTCTAAACATTGATTACAATTTTGATTCATTTATAATATAAATAAATATTTTAAATTAAATATCTAAATATAAACTATGAAGTGTTCTTATGTAATACTAATAAATGATGATAATCATGAAGATTTTGTATATAGTTTAATCTTAGCATATTCTTTAAAAAAAACAAATACTAAACATGATATTGTATTATTATATACTCTTGATGTGCCTCATTATAAATTAGAACTTCTCAGTAATTTTTATAATCAACTCATTCGTGTGGAACATGTATTGTCTTTAAAAAAAAGATTTAAACGTAGTTTATCTTATTTTTTCACAAAGTTTCAAGTATTTAATTTAATACAATATTCAAAAGTACTTTATTTAGATAAGTATCAATTTATCAATGAAAATATAGATTATTTATTTCAAATGCAGACCCCATCTTCATTTTGTTATAAAAATAAATTTAAACGCACTCATATGTTTTTAATTAAACCAGATATAAGTATTTATGAACAATCACTTAAAATTATAGATGATTCAGATTTAAATAAAAAATATGTAGATAAAGATATTTTAAATAAATTATTTAAGAAATTACATTGCTTTTCAGGGAAACTTGATTTTCAAAAAATTATTCAACAAACTCCAAATATATCCTTAGAAAAGGTAAAAATAATTGATTATAATTTTATACAAAAACCTTTTAAATTTATAGGTAAAAAGAATATATTTAATAATAAAGAATTCAATAAATATAAACAATTTTATTTACCTTGGTATAAAAGTTTTAGTTATTTGTATTTACAACTTAAAAAAAGAAATATTGATTTAATTAATATTTATTCTGTAATTAATGATAATTATAAAAAATACTTAAAAAATCAATATAAAAATTTAGTAATATCAAAACTTAATGATCATCAATTAAAATTACTTCAAACAAAATTAGATGAACCTATAAATGAACATTATAATTTTCAAGATATTATTAATATTTTTATAAAACATAAAATTCCATTGTTTATTTACGGTGGTTCTATACGTGATTTATTTATTAACAGTGAAATTAGAGATGTTGATTTTTATTATATGGGTTATTATAAAGATATAAATACATTATTAAAATCTATTCCAAATCTACAATTTAAACAAGGTTTATTTAAAAAATATTTTAATATTGAAAATGATGAAATGGAATTGAGTAATTTTGATATATTAAGACCCACTTTAGATGCTCCTTGTAATGGGTTATTATATGATTTATCGAATCATGATTTATACGATTTAACTGGATATGGAAAAGAAGATGCTAAAAATAAGATATGGAGGAAAAGAATAGATATTCGTTTTGAAGAATGGTCAAAGAATATAAATAATTTAATTTATCGATTAGTTAAATTTTTAGATAAAGGATTTAACATACCAGAACAAGATAGAAAAGATATTTATAAAGAGTTATATTATGTACATAAAGATAGAACATATTGGTTCTTTTTAGCTTCATCTAAATATAACAATGATGCTTTTTATGATACAATAAAAAAAGATGTAGATAGTTTAAATTTAGAGTTTGATGGAGAGCAGCTTATTCAAGTAATGAAGAAAAATATTAAAAATATACAAAATATAGTAAATCAAAAAACAATAAAACCTATTCAAAAAAATATTGAAAAACGCGTTAAAAAAAACAAAATAAAATCAAATAAAATATAAAATGATTATTTTCTTATTTTTCTTATTTTTCTTATTTTTATGTAATACTTTTAGTTTTGAATATAAAAATGTAAGTACTATTGTTATTCCTAAAAAAAATAATTCTAATAAATCTAATAATTCTAATAAATCTAATAATTCTAATAAATTTATAAAATCACTTACTCTTAATAATAATAATTTTATTTTATTACAAGGAAATATTGATACAAAAACAACAAACCATTTTATATATCAATTAAATTTGATACATAATAAAAAAGATATTTATGTCTATATTGATAGTCCAGGAGGAAATGTAGAAGATGGAAATAAAATATTAAATGAAATTCAAAAATATAATATTAAATGTATTGCAGAAAAAGCATATAGTATGGCTTTTGCTATATTCCAAGGTTGTTCAAAACGATATATTGTTCCTTATGCTAAACTTATGCAACATCAAATTAGTTTTGGTATTAGTAATGAAAAAGCAAAAGTTGAAAGTTATATAAATTTTATTAATCAAATTGAAAATGAACTTATCATATTACAATCCTCAAAAATAGGTATAACACATAAAGAATTTAAAGAAAAAACATATAATGAATGGTGGATTTTTGGTAAAAGTAATATAGAACAAAATTGCGCTGATAAAATCATACAAGTAAAGTGTTCAAAACAATTAACAACTCTTAATTATACATTAAGTGAAAAAAATTATGATTATGTTTATTCTAAATGCCCATTGGTAAATCATTATTTAGAAAAAATAAAAAAAGAAAGTGATGATGATACATCTATTTATGAAATATTTTTTAAATAAAAAGATTATAATTAAATAAAACCAAACATATAAAAAAAATAATTAAATAATTTTTCATACATTTATTCATTCTTATATACATTAAAAATGGTACTTGAAGTTTATATACAATAAAACAAATACTAAATGATGAAATATAATGAGCAATTAATAATTGCAAAAATATATTCATTGATTTTCTTTTTGACTCTAAATAATATTATTAATTATTTTTTAAATAGGTTTGTTTACATTATTTAAAATTAAACAAAATAATTATCAAATAATTTAAAAATATAATAAGTTGAAATATATAAAGTTTTATTATTCATTCTTAATATGAGTAACAATTATATTTGTTATCGATGTTCTTTTGAAACAGATAGAAAAAGTGTAATTATACAGCATTTATCTAAAAAAAAACAATGTATAAAAAACATTCATTATTATTTTTTACAGAATGATATACTCAAACAAGCAAGTTTGATGATTCATAATACAAAAGAGTTTATATGTAAGTATTGTTATAAATATTATTGTAATAAATATAATTTGGATAGACATCAAGAAAAATGTAATAAAAAAAATGATAATTTTATTGATATATATGATAAATATAAATTTCAAACTGATTTATCAATAAAAGATATTATGTTAAAATTTAATCATTATAGTGTAAATAATTATTTTAAAAAAAATACAATTACACAATCGTTTGATAAAAGTTGGTGTTTAAATCATATTGATTTACTAACAAGAAAATTATTATTTTTATCATCTGAGAAATATTCGGACTTATTAATAAAAATATTAGAAAATGAAAAAAATATCAATGCTTTGTTTGATAAAAATGAAACATTTGGTTATATATTAAATAATAATGGTGATTATGAGATGATATGTAAAAAAATATTTTTAGAGAGATTACTTAAAAAATTATATATAACATTAAAAGAGTTTAAAATATATCTACAAGAAAATGATAAACATATTGATTTATCATCATTAAAGAAAGAAGATGAAGTCATTGATACTAAGTATGTTTATTTTTTTAGAAGTAAAGAGTTATATCATCGTGTATTTCATTTTGTATTTAATATATATCATCAAAAATTTTTAGAAACACAAAATTATACTTTGTCCAAACTTAATAATAATAATATTGGTTACTAATAATGATTAATCAATATGAGATTGAAAATAATAATTTTGAAAACATTTATGAAATTAATTCTTTAGATGATCTTAATTTAAATATGAATGCACAAAATATAGATTTAATACCTATTGACTATTTTAAACAAGATTGTAGAAAGGAGTGTCTTCATTTTTTCAATATTCATGAATATGTTATTAAAGACTTTGCTATTATTTATGATATTGTAAGTTCTTTACCACTTACAAACTTAGAAAAAAATTTATTGTTAGTACGTTTTAGACGTATTAATCTATATTGTTTGAAAAATTTTAAAGCATTATCTACTTATTACACAAAATCAAAATTGTTTATGATTATATGTGGTATATTAAATCCTTCTTTATTATCTATTAATAATGATGTGAATAGTCCTAATTATACGTTTTTATTTTGGACTGTATGGAGTCTTCAAATAATGGTTAGTTTAGTGACGTCTTTTATTAGTTTCTATAAATGGGATAAAAAGTATTTTCTCTATAATTCATATAAATCAAGAATTAATCAAGAAATTTGGTATTATTTGGAATTAACAGGTAAATATGGTAAGTCAATTATAAATAATGATATTGAAAATAGAAAAAATATTATTATAGAAGCCAATCATAAAAATAAATTATCTTATTTTTTAGAAAATATTGAAAATCTATTTAAAAAATTAAAAGATTATGATTTAGAAATAGAGAATAGCAATGAAGAAAATAGTCAAGATTCAAGAAATAAAATGAAATTTATTAAAAGTGCACTTGATAATAAAAGTCCTCCAAGTCTTACTGAAAACAAAGAAAAAGAATTTAATATATTCTCAAAAGAAACTCAAAAAGCTCAAGATGATCAAGAAGACCATGAAAATGATAAAAATGATAAAATTGATATTAATCAACAAGAAAATAAACAAGAAGAAACAAAATTTGATGAAGTATAAATCAAATTAAACATATATTAAAGAAAATCATGTGTAATTAAATTTTCGAATTTTCCATATATAATATCCTAAAAATAATCTATTTATTATAAAAAAAAACGATACTAAATGTAAGTAAAAAAAAAACGATTCAAATGATCATAATAGGGTTTTTAGTACTTAACACTTTTACGCACGCCTTTGCTAATTTTTACAGAACTAATAAATCTGACTGTTTTACTCTGGATCATGAGTTATATGATATTTCATTATTTCATAATGTTGTTGCTATTATTGGTATATTGCTTATGGTAGTCATTTTATTCATCATTATATTATGGAGTAACAGAAAAATGAGATAAAAACAGAGATAATTTATATGAATATATTATAAAATTATATATACTATTTATAAAAGAAATAGATTTACACTAAACTTTTACGTTTTAAAGAATTATAAAGTTGTTCTTTTGTTTTAGGTTTTTTTTCTCGGGTTTGTAAAGATACATCATGTTTTTTAGCTATTTTTACAAGTTGTTCTTTTGAATAATCTTTTATTGTTTTCTTAGGTACGCTTTTTGTTTTAGGTACGCTTTTTGTTTTAGGTACGCTTTTTGTTTTAGGTACGCTTTTTGTTTTAGGTTTTGAAGTTGTTTTTCTTTTAGTGACTCTTTTTTTTTCTCCTCCTGACATATCAAGACCCAGCATTTCTTGAATAGTATCCATTATATATATAGTCAATATTTTTTCAAAAGTGTATTTCGACAATTTTATTAAAACATTTATATAATGGATATTCTATATTTTGATTATTATTCAAATCATATACAATAAATAAATGTTTATTAGATAATTTATTTTCTAATATACCTTGAAATATAGTTTGAATAGTAATATGTGTTGTTGTTTTTTCTAAAAATATAATCTGCATATTTACTTTTTGGTTTAAATGTAGACAAAATACATAATCATCTAATAAAAGTATATTTTGTAAATATACTTTTTTTTTATGATAACAAAAATCATAATCATTTTTAACTTGATTGCGATGATTTTTATTAAAATAATAATTTGTATAAGATGTGGTCAAAAATAATTCTTGATTATCTCGAATAAATACATTTCCTTTTTTATAATCATTTATTTTTTCATTTATTTTATGAACTAATTTACGATAAGAATGATCCATAAATTCTCCAAATAAACGCGGTCCAGTTGGATGTAAAGGACAAATACCATAAAATTGATTTTTTATATTCTTTTTTATTTGTTCTACTATATTTAACAAAGATGAATTTTTAGGACATGATACAATGATTGAATTAAATAATAATTGTGGATTAGTATCAGTACAAAAGAGTTGTTCACTATTTTCATCTAATATATCAGAAAATGATTTACGTATAATATATTTATGATCCATATAAAATCCACCATAATGATAAATATATAAATAACGAAATAAATCTGCTTTGTATGCTGAAGGATAAAGTGAAAAATAATATTTTAAATATTTTTCATAATATTTTCGAATAAAATCGATAACTCTCGTATCATTGAAAAACTCATACTCAAATTGAGGATGAAGCTCTAATAAATGATGAAATGCCTGTTTATGTGAATCATTATGAAATTCATTCTGAAAATATGTTTGAACTATTTTTTGTGGAATTTTTAATATTTTATGAGTTTTAGATAAGAGTTTCGTTTGAGTATATACATTACATTTTTTATAGTTTTGTATTGATGAACCCAAATGAATTATATCAAATTCTTGATTATTTTTACTTGAATAAATTTTAATTATTAAATCATGATTCCATCCATTATGAACATCAAATTGTCGAATAATTATTTGTGCTTTATTGCTATTTAAAAAATAGATAACAATACCAAAATCATAATGTTCGGGGTTTACTATTATATAATTATTTTGAATGAATTCTTTGTTTGTTTTATTTACAAAATCAGGAATTGAATTAAAATCCTTCATATTATTTCAAATATTTAATTATAACTAAAAAAACAATAATATTAAAATATAAATATAAAGTATATGATACAACAAATTATTTATAATAAAAAATTAATGACAAAATTTGGTTATATTTTTATGATATGTTTAATTACGACAATCATTTATGCATTTATACCTGATATTGAGTTTGGTGGTATTACTGAATTTCAAAAATTAGTTGAACAAAAACTTATCAATAAAGATACAAATGAAAACTTTAAAAATAATGTAAAAGTACTTCAGCAAAAAGAAAAACAAGACTCTCATTTCGTAAATGAAGAAATATTAAGTAATAATTACTTTTATAAAATATTTAATCGTTTTTATTTTTCAATGATTACATCATTAACCATTGGTTATGGTGATATTTATCCCAATTCAATTCGAGTACGGTCGATTGTTATTATTCAACTTGTTCTTACATTTTTAATCATAATGTGTTAAATTATTTTATATTGAATATTTATTCTTTTTTACGAACATTTTCATAATTATTTTTAAACCAATTTATGGTAGTACTTATACCGTCTTTAAATGATGTAAATTTAAATCCTGGTAATAATTGCATTAATCTATTATTTGAACATGTTTTTTTATATTGACCATCACTTAACGTTTTATCAAATGTAAGCTTATGAGTATAATTAAAACATTCTGCTATATATGTTCCTACTTCTCCAATAGATATTTCATCATTTGGACAAACAATCATATGTTTGTTGATAACTTGTTAAATCACAATCTTTTGAACTTAAAAAAATAAATTCATATTTAAAATCTTTCGTTATTTTTTTTAGAGCACTACCAACTAAACCAGAACCACCGGTAATGAGTATTTTCATTATTAAATCTTAAAAATATAATTATTATTCCTTTTAAATTTAATCATTGAATTATTCCATTTTATTTTTTTATTTTCTTTTTTTAAATATAAATCAAATTCCAAATCATGTTCAATATTTTTATCAGAATTTAAATTAAAATAACCATTTGATAATTTTTCAATATTGTATTGTTGATTTTTCTTTGAAAATAAATAAATATTATATATTTCAAATTCAAAATAATGTGTATAATATTTTTCATTTTTATTTAGATAAATTTGTTCATTTATATCAAATAATTCTAAATTCAATTCTTTAAAATGCATTAAATACTTTTTAAAATCTAATTTTTTTTTATTTTTTATATCTTCTTCTAATAATTTTATATTTAAAAAATTTATTTTTGTGAATAATAAAAATATATAATTATCTTTTATTAATAATGCATTTTCATCAATGTTTAAATCATCTAATGATTTTACATTTTTTAAATATTCACTTATAAATATTCCACCATTTAAATTTAAATAAAGTAAAATAATAATAAATAGTCTGTTATTTTCATTCAATATTGTTTTTGTATATTTTATTATTTCAGGATATTTGGTTTCTGTTTGATTTATTAAATCATTTATGTTTATATTTTGATAATTATATTGATTATTCTTATATAAAAAATAATAGAACTCATATATTTTTTTTATTTCAAATGATTCAGCTTCTTTTATCTGAATGATTGTATTAGGTATATTTTTTTTATTTTTACATTCAAATTTTTCTAAATCAATTTGAGTAAATAATTCAATTTCTTTAATATCATTTTTACATCCACCTATTGATAAATCTTCATATTTTTCTTTATTATTTATATCATATAATCTTAACATTAAATCTTCATTCCAAGCTATTTTATTTAAATTAATAATTTGAATGTATAATAAATTTTTTTCAACATAATGAATATTAAATTTAAATATATTTTTATGTTTTTCTAATTGAATAAAATGAAAATCATTTTTAATATATGTATTCATCATATTAGTTATATTAAAATTCATAAATGCTAAATAAGAATATGAAATAAATAAAAATAAATTAACAAATTTAAATATTAAAAACATGTTCATTTTCTTTACACGAATCTAATAATTTTATCATACATTTTTTGGTATTAGGATCATAAATTTTTATTTTAATATTCATTCCCCAACCAATTGAATTATCAATTCGTTTTATAACAAAAATATTATCTTTCAAATTATAAATATTAAATTTATCTTGATGATTATAATTAAAAAACATAAATATATAATCATTCTCATAAATTGTATATTTATAATAATAATTTCTTTCAATATAATATTTTCTAAAATCTTCATAATTTTCTTGATAATAATTTGGATAAATACAATTAAATATAATTTCATTATTAATTTTTATTACATTTTTTTCCTTTTTTAATTTTAATGTAGATTCACTTAAGTAATGATATAATAATTTATTACCCGTTGGTTCATGTATATCATTTAAATATTCATTTTTTAATACATTATCGATTAATTTTATAATAATCTTTAATAAATCTTCATTCCCTTTTTCCATAATCATTATTCCGTTATAAATAGAATTAGGAGCATCATCTTTTACTAATATTTTTTTATCATTTTCATCAATTAAATCATCAAATTGTATAAAACTACTTATTTTTGAGTCAATATATATACCACCATTTATAAACAAATAACAATATCTAAATAAATCCGCTTTAATAGCTCCTGGTACAATTAAATCATATACTCTTAATACATCAACTACTTTATTTTCATCTTTAACAAATAAATGTTCTTGAAAATGTTCTTGAATAAATTCACGGGCATCATTATCATTATAAAAAAAATATTCATAACTTGGATTTTGTTCCAATAAAGTCATTACAGCATTATAATGATATAAATTATCACATATATTTTTATGAGTTTGTATTATTTTTTTAGGTATATATTTTAGATCCTTAATAGGTTTTTCTTCAATTTTAAAATTTGAATAGAGTTCAATTATTTTAGAGTTTTCATCAGAACTACCTATAGACAATATTTGATTATTATTTTTATCTATATTATAAAGTTTTATTTTAAGGTCATTCTTCCAACCATTCATTGAATTTAATTTTCGAATAATAATTTCTATTTTATGAATATGAATAAAATAAATAACTAAATGAAAACTATCTTTACTTTGATTTATAATTTCATAAGAATTAAGTATTAATTTTTTATTATTAGATGCAATGTATTTACTTAATTGAGTCATAATTATATTTATAAATATATTTATATTTTCTTATGAACAAAATATTTATTTATCGGACAAATATAAAAATGATGATTATTTTCCTTTTTAATATCAATTTTAAATTCAATAAATTTCGTTTTTATGTTTAATTTTAAAGTATCCCAATTTTTATTATTTTCATTTAAAATAATGAATTGATATTCATCTTTTATTTTATTAATTTCAAAAAGATAATCTTTCTCGTTTTTTACTTTTTCTAAAAAATCTACTTTAATAATTGAATGGTCGTACTTATTTTCTTCAATCCAATTTTCTAAATAATATTCATTTGATTTGTTTTTTTTAAAAATTGGTACAACTTTTTCGATACTTTTATTATTAATTATATGTAAATTAAATGAAATATTCATTAAACTATAATGATTATTTAATATAAGTAATTTATTTTGAATAAAATAAAATTCAAATTGAGATAGTATTTTATTATTTTTATTTGGTTCTATAAAAAAATGATAATCATTATTCATTACATGATTAAAATAAAAAATTTCATTATTTTTCCATTGTTTTGAATAATGTGTTTTAGGTTCCTCGAAATTTGCATAATTTTTATATAAAAATATTTGTCCTTTACATTTAACTACTAAATTTTTATAATTTTGATAATTACCTAATATATCATGTTTCATAAGAATATGTTTATTTGTATTTAGTTTTAATGTATGAAAAACATCATATAATAAATTAGGTCCAGTGAATGATAAAAATGTTTCAAGTTTATTAAACTCTTTTAATGATAATGTTTTATATATATCATCAAAGTGTAATATTTTGTATTTTATTGTGTTTATTAATTCTAAAAATAATATATTTTTTGGAACACTCATCATAACTGCATTATAAAGACCTGTTGAATGATAATCTTGTGTTAATAATAAATCATCATTTTTTGAAATTAAATCATCAAGAGGTGTTAATAATATATTTTTACAATCAAAATAAAAACCACCGTTTATATATAAAAAACAATAACGAAAAAAATCAGCTTTAAAAGCACCTGGGTATATAATATCATAATAATATAAATATTCATGATTAAAATGTTCTCTTATAAATTCTCTACATTGTTGATTATTAAAAAATAAATATTCATAATCTGGATTCAATTCTTGAAAGCTATAAATTGAATTAAGTGCTAATATATTGTTTATTTCATTATATTTATGTGTTTGAAAAATAATTTTTGGTATTTTCAATTTTTTATATTGTTTTTTCTGAAGTTTAATATTTTTAAGATAATAATTTAATATTTTAACATTTTTATTACTACTACCAATATTAATAACTTCAAATTTATGATTATCTTGTTTATCAACTATTTTAATTTCTATACTATTTAACCATCCTGATATCTGATTCATTTTTCTTAAAATAATTTTACATTTATTATTTTGTAAATAATAAATAACAAGATGAAATTCATTATGAAAATTATATATTATTTCATAATGATTTGATATCAATATATCTTTTCTTGCCTTTAAATTTTGTATAAATACCATAATCTAATATTTATCAAATAAAAAAAAATTAGAATTTATAATAATTGATATTTTATTAAGTATTTTTTTCTACAATCAAAACTACAAAAATGTTTATCGTATACTAAATAATGATTATTATTTATTTTATGATTACATATATTACAAATATAAATATTTGATTCTCTATAATCAATGGAATTTATTAAAAATATAGTTTCAAATTCTTGATTATTTTTATCTTGATTATTTTTATCTTGATTATCGTTTATTAAATTTAAATTTGTATCACTTTTTTTTAATTTAGAACAATCTTTTTTATAATAACAATAAAAAAAATAATTAAAAAAATATTGTAGATATTTAATAAATTCATTTAACATCGTTTATTTTATATTGGATTTTTTATTTTAAATAGTAATGGAACATTTTTTAAATGAAAAAAATAATAATATTCATTTTTATTTTGAAAAACCCTTGATACAAAATATAAAAGATTTGTATTTAAAATATGACCCAAATATAGAATTAATTAATAAGTGCTATGTTCAATATTATGATGAAAAAAAAATAAATAATAATAGATATATTTTTAGAGGATTTTATAAAGATGGTTATTTTATAATATTTATTGATATAATTGATGTACTTTTAGATAATATTATTTATCATAAAAATATTATTCTTGTTAAATTAGAATGGAAATTAATAAAAATTAATGATGAAATGAGAGTAAATAAAATATTTATACAAGATAATAGTAAATACCAATATTTTTTAATTCCAATTCGAAATAGTATAAATAAAAATAATGATGTGTTTATTGAGGATTTACTCTTTTCGAGTAAAAAACAAATTAATAATCTGATTATTAATAAAAAAAATAATTTTAGCATAAAATCATTATTTACCTTTTAATTACTATATTCAATACCAGCCATTCCTTCTGCAATATTTAATATATTTACATTTGTTGCAAATAATTGAATAATAGGTATTTCTAATTCATTTGATATTGTCATATGAAGTTCTTGATTATCAATACGACTAAAATTACAAGTACCTGATGGCTGATATTCTTCTGGCTGTAAAGCAAAACTGTATATATAAATATAATTATTAGGTACATTTGTATGTCTTTGATATGGGACAATTGTTCGATAATATTTATAAGGTTTTTCATCTGTTAAATCTTGTCCCTCTAAAACAAATTTACCAGATATCATTGGGTCACTCCCATTTAATTGTCCATTTTTAAATGATTGAGTCGAAAAATTAAACCATTCATTTCCTCCATAAGGATAAGTAGTCAATACATTTGTATTTTGAATAACCCAAATTAGTTCTTTAACAGGGTGGTTGAATGTAAAATTTACAATTTGAGAACCTTGAACATTCCCACTTTTAGGTTCCAATGAAGTAGCATATACTTGAAGTTGTTCCACTAAATATTGTAGATTATTTTTCGTAAAAATTTTTCTTTCATTTTCTTCTAAAAAAATATAATCAACTTCTAAATTACCACTTTCAATTGATATTGGATTTTTATTTGGACGATTATCAATTAAACTTCCAGTACTTGAAATAATAAGCTCGCTATAATTTCGAAGTGTTAAATTTATGCGTACTTCTTGATATTGAAGTGCAATTAATGGTAATGATAAACCTATATTCCTACAAAACCAAAATTGAAGAGGAACATATAATAATAATTCTTGATTGTTATCAAAATTAATTGGATTATTACTTTTACCAACCATTGAATTATATCCATCTCTCTTATTCATTGGTATTGTTAATTCACTCCAAATTTCAAGCCATACACCATATTGTGTATCAATAACATTTCCACCAATTTCAATATTTACAATTTTAATAAGAGCGTGACCTACTGAATTAATCCAATAGTATTCCACTAAATTATCTTCTTCATCTGTATAATTATAAGGAACAAGGGACGGTAATTTCACTTTTAAAAAACAAGTATTCATTAAATCACCTATTCTTTCAATTTGGCAATATATTTTATTACCAAAATTAAAGTCTCCAGTAAAATATTGCGGAGTTTGAATAATAGAAAAATTAGTATAACGTCTATAAACAGCAACAAAAAATGTAATTTGTGGATTCCCAGTTAAATAAACATCTTGTGCACCATATGCGGCTAATAAAAGAAGTCCTCCTGTCATAGTAACTATTTAATACGAATATTTTAAATCAAAACTTTTAAAATTGGTTTAAAAAAATAAATATAAATTTAATTAATCATGAATACAAAAAATGAAAATATAAATACTCTTAAAATTTTAAATCAAAAAGAAGTTTATCAAGTTAAAAATGAAGATGAAAAATTAAATTTTGGTAGTTTAACTTGTTTTGGCGGTGGTTCTTTTCACCGAGGTTTAAGTATAGGTATGCAAGAAAAAATGATATCAGGATTATTAGTATATGATAATGAAAATTTTTATGGATTTAGTGAAAAACATGGTTTGACACTTATGTCCGAAAATAAGGAATTTAAAGAACTTGAAATGCCAAGATTTGACAGTTCATTAGAAAATAAACAAAAAGAACTTAATATAGATTTAACTTTGGTAGATACACAAAATTTTTATATAAGAATACCAAATGAAATTGAAAGATTTAATATTGATTTACTTTTCAATGTAAATTTTAATTATGATGATGAAAGTGTCATTAATAAAATAAATATATATTTTATCAACGATACACAAAAAAATGTAAAATTTATCTTTAAAAATAAAAATATGTATAAAAAAGGTGATGATTTTATAAATAATCAAGGATCTATTATTCATTTTGAGAGTACTTATTTAAATAAGAATTATAGTATTTGTTCTATTCATCAATACAAACAATAATTTTCTATTTTTTATTCTTTTTTTACATTTTCAGATTTTTTAATTAAATTATATTTATTATCCATCATGACATGTGATAATGAATTAAATGTATCATGAGTATTGTATGTAATTAAAATTATCCATTCAATAGATCCCCATAAAGTTATTGGTCCAATCTCTGGATATTGTACAATAAGTGATGATAAGCTAATAAATATAAATATTGATATTAATAAAAATGATAAGTAATTATAAAAAGACCAACTACGATTGTCATCTAACATTAATATAATTATTATTGAAACTATTAGTAATATATTTAATATTTGTATTGTATTTGATTCATATTTACTTGTTGGGACAGGTTTATTTCCATTACAAATATCAGTTAGACTACTTAGTAAGAAATAATTTGTCATAATAAACATAAAATACAAAATACAAATCATAATAAGTGATACGTTTAAAATTTGTTTATTATTTATTAATTTTGTTTTAAATGCATAATGAAATCCTAAATAAATCATAAAAATAAAAGTAAATAAACCAAGAATATTTTGTGTTGACCATCTTCCAAAAGCATTGTTATGATTAAACATATAAAATAAAAGTCCTAATATTGGGAAAAACATATAACAAAAATATAATAAATGATTGTTTTCAAATATCGCATAATTAAATTGAAGAAAAATTGGTTCACTTAACTTAATACCATTATTATTTTTAATTGAATACCAGAAACTAAAACCAAATAAACCTAAAATTAATAAAAATGCAATAAATAAATAAAGTGCTCCCATCCAAAATCCATCATAAAAATATTGCGTTACAACTACTACTGAAATAAATATAGATAAAATACAAAAAATAAATAAATAGATAAATTTATTTAGTAATTTTTGTTCAGAAACCATAATATCAGTTATAAAAAGTCCTAAAAATGCAATGAATAAATAAAGAAGAGTACGATTATAACTAACAACATTTGTACTTTTTGCTTTTTTATCAATATAAAGATTAATATAAAATACAATAAATAATAATATTAAAAAATAAATAAAATTTTTTAAAAAGTAATGATACTGACTCTGATCAAAAAAGCCCATACTTAATCTAATAATTAACAATATATTTAATTTTCAAATGAAACATTTTATAAAAATTAAATACGTTTTATTTTAAGAATATTTTTATAATAATAAATAAATGAATAATAAATATCATAATACTGAAATTAGTGTAGAATTAGAAAAAGAAATTGAAACATCACCAGTTGATGATATGTTTCAAAAACTACAAAGTCAATTTAATAACTCACAATTAATTTTAAAAACACTACAAAATAATCTGAAAATTCTTCATAAAGAAGTACTTAAAGAACGTAGAGAAATGTCAAAAAAAATATCTAAAAATAAAAAAAAGATAAAAAAGCAAAATAATTTGAGTGGATTAAACTGTCCTGTAAATGTATCGAAAGATCTAAGTGAATTTTTAGGTTTGGAAAATGAAGAAACAAAAGTATCAAGAACTCAGGTAACAACTGATATAATTAAATATGTTAAAAACCATAATTTACAAGATCCTGAAAATAAAAAAAATATTGTACTTGATGAAAAATTAGAAAAAATCATAGGACCGCATATGAAAGAAGGTGATATTGTTCAATTTTTTAATCTTCAAACTTATTTAAAACATCATTATATATCTAATAAAAAGGAATAATATCTAAAATATTAATATTTATATATAATATGTATAATCGATTTAAACTTATATTTTGTGTACATGGTGAATCTATTTTGAATAGTCTAAATAAATTTAGTGGTTGGTCAGATACATCTTTACATAAAAAAGGAATTCATCAATCTTTTTATATAGGTCAAAAATTATTAAATCATCATTTAATACCTAATGTAATTTATACTTCACAATTAAGTAGAACAAAACAAACATCTTCTATTATTCAACATTTTCTAAAAAAAGAAATACAAAACATTTCTTCTTGGAAATTAAATGAAAGACATTATGGTATTCTCGAAGGTGTAAATAGAGAAAAAGCTATAAATGAATATGGTAAAAGTAATATTTATGAAATAAGAAATAATTATTATACAATGCCATATTTTTTCGAAAATAATTATATTTTAGATACTAATTTATTAATTAACAATGAAAAAGAATCTATTATTGGTGAATCTGGTAATATGGTTGCAAAACGTTTTTTACCCTATTTTTATAATGAAATAACAAATAATTTCATAAATAATGATACAATAATGATAATATCACATAAACATGTATTAAAAACATTAATTAAAGAATTAGAAAAAAAAAATGATGAAGAATATAAAAATATAGAAGTACCACAAGGTGTTTTATTTTATTATGAATTTGATAAAAATTTAAATTTAATAACAAAAAAAATATTATAAAAATATTATAAAAATATAAATTATTTATTATAAGAAAAATATATCATATAATAAATAATTTATATATTTATTTATCAATAATAAAAAGATATTATATTATAGTATAAATTAAAAATTGATTTTTTTTATTTGGTATATAAGTAAAGAGAATAGAAGTATGTGTGGAAATTTTTTATTTAATTTAATACCTGTTATTTTTGTTTTGATAGGTATATATAGGTCATATGAATACTATGACATAACACATTATGATGAAAAATGTTTTAAATATGAAAAGATTATTACAGACAAAATTGATTTAACTACAAATAGTGTTGATTATTCTACAAAAAACGAAAAATTAATTAAAGTATTATTTAAAAAAAATCATAAATGTTTCTTTTACAAAATGAATGTTAATTCACATACATATGAAGGTGAATTAAAAAGTGAAATAATATTTAAATGTTATTGCTAAATTTATAAAATTAAAAGGATTCATTCCAATTTATTGAAGATAAACATGGTGCATCAGACCCAATACCTGTTGCTGCTATTACTAATACATCACTTACATTATCTATATTTGATGTAATTTGAATTAGATTTGTAAATATTTGTGATAAATTTGAAAATATAACATCGCCTTTTCCCACAACATAACCACTATCAATAACAATAGGTGTTCCAGAAATACTTGTAATTGTATTTCCTAAAGCATATTCTGCAATACTATTGTCATTTACAGCTTGCCAAGTTGCTGTTTGTGTACTAGGTGCTAAATAAAGTAAAATTTCGTAAAACACATTTCTATTATTTGTCGAATCAAATATTTGAATGTTTGAAGGGACAATATTTTGATGATTATACCTATTATTTGAAGATGAAGCTGCTGTTGAATTACCTCTCAATGCTAATAATGGTGTTCGTGTATTATTCACAGCACTAATAGTAGAAATACCATTATTTATACTAAATGGACGTCCAATTGGATTATATCCACCTTCTGATATTACGCTACTACATATTTGTGTCAAGGTGACTTGACCAGATGTCAATCGAATCTCATGCCTTATGGGTAGATTGGGTGTTAGCATATATGGTGCTGTTAAAACATTTACATTAGTAATTTGATGACAATAATAAATACGACCAAATAAATAAAAACCAAAACGAATTCGACCAACACTTAGCCACTCAAAATCAATGACAAATAACTGTGATGTTTGAAAATTTAGGTTAAGACCACTTATTCCAGTTCCAACAAATTTATCAATGTTCCAATTATTTTGAGATATTGATGTATCAACTATATTTATTTGATTATATAAAATATTATATGTATCAGTTGTATTATTAGTTCCAGTAATATTAGAAATATTATTAATAGTTATGTTTCCGGTACCACTATCATAAGAGTTAATATTACCAGAAAATGTTCCCGATGCTGTCGAATTTTGAAAAAATATATTAGTATTAATAGTAATAGATAAACCAGTTCCAACAGTGGTACTGATTGTTCCACCCGTACTTGGAGTACCACTTAAAACTGCTGAGTTATTAGTTGCATATGTAGATATTTGCTTATTTCGAAGAACAACATTTAAAGAACCTGAATTATTTTCAAAAAATAATCCATTGTTTTCATCAAAATAACCTATTCTTGCAGTATATGTACCACTATTAGTAATATCATCAATAATTCCAGATGCTAAAAATAATAACGATTTCCCTGGTTGATAAATACAATACTTGCGTGATTGAGTAATATAATATCCACCATTTGTTAAAGTAGTCATTACACATTTTGAAGAACCAAATGTTGCGGTTGCGTTTTCTAATTTTGTACAAATTATCATATTATTACTTAAAAATTCAGTTGTGGAGTCTATTAATGTCTCACTTGGGAATTTTATATCTAATAAAGTATAAGGATTAGAAACACGTAATTTTCCAAAGGCATCATGATATCCATCATCAATATTTGAATAAAAACTATTAATAGATGTCGCATCATTATCAATAACAGTACTTAATCTTGACATGATTGTAAAAGTTGCTGAATCAGTATCATATTTTATTCTATAATAACTATCAATTATTTTATATGTTTTTGAGAAAATAGTACCATTAAAATAAGTATCTGTATAATAAGCTTTCCAATTAACATTATCTGATGAAAATTGTATTTCTAATCCACCTGCATTTGAATTTTCGGTAGATGTTAATGTTACCAGAATTGTATTATATCCAGTAATTAATGTACTTGTACCAGTATAAGTTGTATTTGTTGTTAATGTAGTAGAATTATTTGTATCATTTTTTGTTAATACACTTGGAATAAATGTCATATATATTATAATTATATTTTTTTCTTAGGTAATACACCAAATACCAGTAGCACCTGCATGTGGACCAATAAATGCGTTTGATGTAAGTGTTGTTGAAGAATAATCAATATTTAATGTCATACTGTATTGACCACCAATTAAATTAGGTGGGGTTGTATTTATAATAGCATTATTATTTATTAAATTACCACCAATATCTGTAAATGTAAATGTTCTTTTATTATTTGGTAAACTACTAATATCTGGTAATGTAATAGTACAAATTGAAGGATTTGTATCAATTAAATAATAATCATAAAATGGTGAAATTACACTATAATTACCTGTAATACCTAATAAAGTATAATCAGTAAATACATTTGCACCAGTAGGTCCAATTGGTCCAGTAAAACCTGTCAATCCAAGACCAGTAGGTCCAGTAGGTCCAGTAAATCCCGGTCCTGTAGGTCCTGTAGGTCCAGTAGAACCTGTTGAACCAGTAAATCCTGTATGTCCAGTAAATCCTGGTCCTGTAGGTCCTGTGGGTCCCGTGGAACCTGTGGAACCAGTAAATCCTGTATGTCCTGTAAATCCTGGTCCTGTAGGTCCTGTGGGTCCTGTGGAACCAGTAAA